TTCTAGGTCCAGCCCCCCCCCCGGGGCCTCCGCTGGCCCGGTCCGGGGACACCACCGGCCCTGGACTCCCGCCGGGGACCCGTAGGTCTACGTAGGTCTACGTAGGTCCACGTGGGTCCACGTGGGCCTAGAGTTGTGGGGTCTGGGGGTCCACGGCCCGGGTCCAGCTGGCCGTTCCCCGGTGTCCCCACGGGGTCACCCGGGGGGTAACAGAAAATCTTTCGGAACTTGCGTAACATTATGTGCCTTGTTCGTGTTACCATCCACATCACCCGCCGATAGTGGGTGAAGAAAATGGGTCAGCCGAGGCCCCCCGCCAGAGGAGCGGACAACACGCGGCAGACGAGACACCACCCGAACTGACGGCAACCCGGATCGGGGGAGATGGTCCCGCAAGGCGCGGTCTGCGAGAGCAGGCCAAGGCGAACGGTGAACCCCCCCGGTGAGGCTCCCCAGAGCGAACGAGGGCAGCGAGCAGGGACCGAGCAGCCAGGGCAGGCGATGACCAGAGCAACGGGTCTCGGCGGACAAGCCAACCGGCAAATCGACAGGACAATCACAGGGCCAACCGCTTGGGGATGGCCGGGTTCGAGACCCGGTGGCCTTGCCGTGACCAGCCGACGCGTGCTGGTCGCTGACACAGGAGATCACCATGATCCTCAAGGCGCAGAACGAAGAGGCCGCGAAGGCCGAGGCAGTCTGCATCAGCCGGGCCAACCCCGGCGTCCGCATCGACGTGTTCGTCGATGGTGGGTGCTTCGTCGCCGAGGGCAACTCGCCCACGTCGCCGCACCTCTTCTGGTTCGCTCAAGACGGTCGGCTCCACGACTGCTAGGCGGACGACGCCGGGTCGCCCCCGGCACCTGGGTTAGGGCGATGGACGCCAGCGGGACTCCATACTCCTGCTTCCCCCGGTTCGATTCCGGGCTGATCCACCGTGAGCCGCCGACGGGCGCGGCTCGCAGGCAACGGGAGGCCATCATGGCAACCTTCACAACCATCCGCAGCATCGACGGCAAGGCCGTCATCAGTGGCCTGCATGACCAGCCAGACGGCCAGGTCGTCGCACGGTCCGGCGACATCATCGTCGCCAAGCACCCCGGCTATCAGTGGTACGGGACCGAGGGCAACCGGGGCTACGCCCGGGCCGAGACGGTCGTCTACCGGGTGGACACGTTCCGCCCCGCTGGCCTGGTGGCCTCGGTACACGTCGAGGACATCTGCCGGATCGACGCCAGGTCCGACGCCCTCACCTACGACCGGCTCATCGAGGGCCTCGAAGGCGAGAGCCACGTCACCACCATCTACCGGTAGCTCACTACCACCCCAGGCCGCTCTGACCGGCGACCTGGGGACCATGCCAACGGCAGCGACGGGCTGCCCGGCAGTAGTCAAAGGAGGCCATCATGGCCGCAAAGACACGCATCGACGTTCTCCACCTCAACTGGGACCGCACCAGCCGAGACGAGCGAGACGACATCCGAGGCGACTCCGGTCCTGCGCCGGACGCCGACCCGGCGAAGACGAAGGCAGCCCTGGCCGCCCTGGGCACCGGCAAGTACGACCTGGTCGCCACCCGGCAGACCGGACTGATCCTCATCCCGGACGGCGACGTTCTGGACGAGGCGTACCGCCAGTCGAACACCATCGAGGACTACTGGTTCGAGAATGGGACCGGCTACTGGACGACCTGCTCGACCGAGGTCCGCTCCACCAGCGTCGGCGACATCATCAAGCTGACCAGCACCCACGGTGACGACGTGAAGGTGGCCTGGTGGGTCACCGCCACGTTCGGCTTCCACAAGGTCGCCAGCACTACCCGGACGGCACCGACACCGTCGGCGCTGGACGACGACCGGATCGAGTACGAAGAGCGGCGGCTGGCCGCCTGCTACCCGGAACTCTACAGCTGGTAGAGGTCCACCCCTCCAGGCCCTGACCGGCCTGGCGGGGACCGTGGACTCCCGACGAGGGGAGTCCGCAGCATATTGGAGGACAATCATGACCAGCAAGACACAGGCACTGGCTGCGATCCGTCGAGCCAAGCTCGAGTTGGGGCGCGTTCAGGCAGCAGTCGAAAACGACCACTATCAGGGCATCACTGGCGGCGCTGCGATAGCGCAAGACGCGATCAACCAGCAATTCGGCATCGTCTTTGCCTATGGCCGCGACCACGGCGGCGATCTCCGGATCGTCAAGAATTACGAGCGCACGGCGGCGATCTCCGGATCGTCAAGAATTACGAGCTACGATGTCCCCGGCACGAAGCTGCACATTGACCGCTCGCTCTGCAACGACGAGTGGGTCATCTGGCACGGTTCCGAACTGGGATTCGATCCGGACGCCTTCAACCTCGACCGATTCCCCACGCTGAAGGCGGCGCGGGAGGCGCTCGCCACCGGCAAGGTCGGCGGGGAATTCACCGGACGCATCTTCACCGGACGCATCAGCACAACCTGAGCACCGGCACCTGCCGGGGTCGTTGACTCGACCCCGTCGGGACCGTGAACCCCCGAACGGGTGGGGTTCGCAGCAGATGGAGGCTCGCATGAGCTACGTAGTGGAACTGAGACAGAGCGAGGCGCTCGACTTCGGCGCAGCGCCTGGACCCGACGGCGAACTCCTGGTTGGTGTCTGGAACGGCATCCTCTCCTGGAGGGACGAGTTCGGGGCCGACGAGTTCGTCCGCACCGAGCAGAGCGTCTTCAACCGGAACCGCACCTCGGGCCGAGCGAAGTCGCTGGCCGCCGCGCAGGCCGGGCGGAAGCGCATCGCATACCAGCGCTACTTCGACGAGACCGGCAACCGCTGGGAAGTCGAACAGCGCGAAGAGAAGCTGGCGAAGCGGCTCCAGGAGCGCATCGACCACGCCGTCAAGGTTTTGACCAACGAGGGTTGGACGGTCACCCCACCGGAGGGGGCCTGAGCGCGGCGTCATCCGCCTCTTCGTCCAGGACGGCAGCTGGCAGGCCGACAACGCTCGGGCCGCCGACGCCGACACGATCCTGGACCTGTTCGGGACGCACATCCTGCCGACCCCGTTCGGGTCGGCGACGCCGGGGAACATCGTCGCGGCCTGCCTGGCCGTGAAGAACCCCGACGACGACATCGTCATCGACTGACGGCGTCACCCCGGCTGGCCTTGACCGGCCAGTCGGGGACCAGGCCGCCCCCTGATGGGGTGGCTCTCAAAGGGAGGTTCGCATGAACTTCTACGACAAGAGCGAGGCCGTCGAGCGCCTCCGCACCGGCTTCCAAAGCGTTCTGACCGACGTGAGCGAAGTCCGGGACCACGGCGTCGAGGCCATCCAGCGTGACCTCAGCAACGCGCTGAACGGCGGCGGGGTGAACACGGTCGCCACCTTCGTGGAGGCCCTGGTTCACGATCACCGGACCCTCCAGCAGGGTACGGTGCGCTGGTTCATCGAGGTGCTGGTCACCTACGGCGCGGTGTGCAGCGCCGATGACGGGGCGCTGATCGATGGTCGCAACGAGGCAGCTGTGAAGCTGTGCCAGGAGATCGCTGACCTGGTGGACGGCACCGGGTCGATACCGCACATCTAGACGATGGACCTGTGGGAGGCGGCTCGCCGCCTGGACCACGAACACGCATCGAGGACCGGGGCAACTACCGACTGAACGGTTCGTCCAGTCGGCGCTCGTCGCTTCGGCGGCGGGCGGCCTCGATGCTACGCCCGGGGGTGTCCCGTCCCCCCCGGGCACCGGGCCTGCGAATGGATTGCCCCGACGTAACACCGCATGTCGGCACGTCGGGTACTGGGGTTCGATTCCCCACAGGTCCACCGTGCTGCTGCCCCCTGATGGGGCGGCGCATCGAATAGAGGAGGCCGTCATGGCCGAAGAGCAACACGAGTTCCTGGTCAAATGTAGGGTCGCTAAGCCCGACTTTCGTCTCGGGGAAGAGTTCTACCCGGAGTCCGGGCTGATCGTCATCAAGGCCGATGGACCGTGGGACGCCGTCCGCCGGGCGCTGGCCGTCAGGTACGGAACCAACCTGACCGTCGGCGGGGTGGACGTGGACCGAGGCACCAACCAGTGGCGGGCGACCGGCTGGCATGTCATCGATAAAGATGGCGGATTCACCCACGAGGGCTACGCCACGCAGCGGACCTTCAGGGACGAGGGCGAGATCTTCTCGCTCTCCAAGGCCCTCCCGGAGGTTGGGTACGAGGTGGGCTTCGAGGTCGAGGCCCAGGTCACCCAGGCGGTGAACGAGTACATCGAAGACCTCGATGGTGCCTGGGAACCCCTCGACGAGTCGTTCAGCGCGACCGAGGCCGAGGCCCAGGACGCCATCGAGCAGGTGAAGGCGCTCGGCCCTGAGTGGGCCACCGCCCGCTACCGGATCGTCCCGGCTGCCCGCGAGTCCTGGGTCCAGTAGGACCTACCCCACCTGGCCCTGACCGGCCAGGTGGGGACCGTGTCGGCCCCGCTGGGGGGCTGACGATCGAAGGGAGACCCCGATGTCGAAGCACGTCGACGTTCTGGTCAACCTGTACACCGTCCGCCGCTACGGCGCGATCGGCGAAGGCTTCATCGACATGAACTTCGTCCTCGCCCGGAGCGGCATGGCGGCGGTGGAGAAGGTCACCGACAGAGATGTCGTGAGCGTGAAGAACCGGAAAGGCTGGTACGAGATCAGCCCCGATTCTAAGCAGCCGGTCTTCGCGCAGGTCACAAGGCCCCCCGGATTCTTCCGGTAGGTCTTCCCCCCGGTGCCGTTGATTCGGTGCCGGTGGGACCAGGCTGCCCCCTGATGGGGCGGCATGCGACTGGAGGTCGCAATGGAAATCGAGTATCAGCCGTCCGACGGCATCCGGCAGTTCGCTGAGGGTTCCAACCTCCGCGTTGACGCCGACAAACTGGGGCAGCTAGCCCCGGTCATCCGGCAGGTTGGCGCTCACGCCGCGTCCAGCTGGGACGTTCACGACGTTGATCCGGCACAGGTCCGCATCTCTGCGGCCACGGCGGGCACCGTCCCCACCGGCAACCTGGACCTCGCGGTCCTGGGTAGCCAACACGCCGTCAGCCCGAACGGGCTGTACGGTCCTCGGGACTCGCAGTTCATCGCCGAGTTCGCGCTGAACGACTGGGCCACCGAGCAGCTGGGTTCCACCCGGCTGGAGATCCCGGTCCGCTACGTCCGGCAGCTAGTCAAGGGCAAGGGCAAGGTCGAGGCCCAGCCTCGCGTCTTCGGTAACCTCGCCAACGACCTGCTCCGGGTGAAGTCGGCGCAGGACCGCCGGTTCCTCATTCGGGGGTCCGGCGACAAGGTCCGGGCGGTCCTCTCGAATCGCTACCGGATCTTCGACAACCACCAGATCCTGGCCCCGCTGATCAACGCCCTGTCCGGGCGGATCGACGCGGACCACCTGGAGGTTGACACGTTCGGGATCTCGGACACCAAGTTCCACCTGGGCCTGGTGTTCAAGGACCACCGCTACACCGGCAACCCGTCCTACGGCGGCGAGCAGGGGAAGCACGTCCGCGTCGAGGGACTCAAGCCCGGCGACGACTTCTACGGCGGGATCTGGTTCTCGAACTCCGAGGTCGGCGACGGCGGCACCGTCATCGCTCCCCGGCTGTTCCGGGTGACCTGCTCCAACGGGCTGGTGTCCGAGGAGCGGGTGTGGGACAAGCGCCACCAGGGCAGCCAGTGGTCCACGGACTTCCAGGCGGTCATCGAGACCGAACTGCGGGAGGGCATCCTGGCGGCCATCGAGGCCACGCCGCAGTTCATCGAGGCGTGGATCCAGAAGACCTCCCAGGTCGATGAGGATCCCCGGACCCGCCTCAAGGCGATAGGGAAGGTCGCCAACCTGACCCAGCTTCAGACGCAGCAGTTGCTGTTCTCGCTGGACCAGGAGTTCGAGGCCACCCGTGGCGGCGTAGTCAACGCCATCACCCGGGCAGCCCAGCACCAGAACCTGATCGAGGACCGGCACCAGCTGGAGTCCCTCGGTGGGTACGTGCTGAACCTGCCAGAGGCCCAGTACGAGTCGGCCTACGACGCCGACAAGGTGCTGGTCGAGGTGGCCCGGTAAGGGACACCACCCCCGTCGGGCCTGACCGCCCGGCGGGGGACCGTGAGCCGCCAACAAGGCGGCGAACCTTATGAGAGGAGGCCGTATGAAGACGGCCCAGTACAGAGTTCGTCGGTCCACCACCGACCGCGCCATCGAAGGGCAAGGGGCAACGACCCGAGTCATCGATGCCGAGTCGCCGTGGGAGGCCGTCAAGGCGATAGCTCGCCAGTTCAAGGATCCTCACCGGATCGTCCGGGGCATCGACAACGGGCGGCGGAAGAGGGTCCAGCACTACAAGAGCCAGACGGCGAGCGGCCTGCCGGTCCGATACCGGGTGCAGGCAGAGGATGGTTCTGATCTATGGTGAGTAACGTCATCCGAGAGGTACTGATCTTCATCGCCGAACTGGCGGTGTTTGCGCTCCTGCTCGGCCTGATGGTGATCGTGCTGGTGATCGCATGAAGATCACCGAATCCATCGAGGGCTATCTCGCCACCCTGGCGGGGAAGTCCCCCAACACCGTCAATGCCTACCGGCGCGGGCTGGACCTCCTGGAACGGAGCCTCGGCGACGATGGCCGAGACCAGGTCGATCAGCTAACCGACGACGTGGCCGAGGTGTTCTACCTGGAGTTGCTGGAGCAGGTTGCTCCGCAGACCGCCAACCTCTACGCCTCCGCAGTGCGCGGCTGGCTCGGTTTCCTGGTCCGGCGCAAGCTGCTGCCGGTCGGGTTCGACGCGATGGCTGCGCTGGAGGCACTGAAGGCGGTGGTGGTGACGCCCGGATACAGAGCGCCCCGAACCGACGTGGACTGCGAGGCTGTCGTGCAGGCAGCCTACGAGGTCCGCCTGCCCCGGCGACGGCGAACGCAGAACGCGGTTCGGCTCCAGGTTCTGCGGGACCGGGCGCTGATCCGGGTGCTGTACGCTACGGGGCTGCGGCGGGACGAGGTCCGCCGACTGAACACCACCGACATCGATGACGACGCCATCATCCTCACCGGCAAAGGAGGCCGGGAGAGAGTGGCGTTCCTGACCGCCGAGGCCATCGAGGCCGTCCGGGTGTACCTGGACGAGCGACCGCCGATCCGACCGAGACGGGGGTCGCAGCCGTTGTTCACCTCGGATCGGGGTAGGGGTAAAGGGCGGATCTCGCTACGGCAGATCAGCCGGGTTGTCGCACAGCTAGCCAGTCTCGCCGGGCAGCCGGTCGCACCTCATGACTTCAGGCACGCCTACGCCAGGCGGCTGATCCGCAACGGCGTGGACCTGGCTGAGGTCCAGGATCTCCTGGGCCACGCCTCGCCGGTGACCACCAAGACCATCTACGCCCGGTTCGACCGGGCGCACCTGGAGCGGGCGCACCAGCGCTCGACCAGGAAGGAGGATTGACACGCAAACAGGCCCGGTCCCCTTCGGGGGGCCGGGCCTTTTTGCGTTTACGCGTGCCATCTCGCGTACGCAGCGATCAGCGCCGCCTCGGCGCGGTCGGTGTCCCGCACCCGCTTGAACATGGGGCGGCGGCCCGGGAAGAGCCTGCCAGCCAGAACCCGGGACGCTGCCTTCCTCTTCTGCTTGTCCTTCTCTGGCTTCAGTCCCATCGCCTTCCTCCACTCCTGCGGCCTCACCAGCACCGGCTCCAGCCGGGCGGCGGCGAGCATGCCGAGCCACTCACCGTAGTTCTGGCCGAACTTGAAGGTGGACGCAACGCCCTGCCCGGGCATCGAGTGGACCTGCTCGATGGCGGCGACGGTGCCGGGCTGACGCCCCCAGGCGATGATCCACTCGGCGAGGTCGATCAGGGGCACAGAGTCCCGGTCGAAGAGGGCGGTCAAGAATGTCTTGCCGTTCTCATTCTCGACGAGGACGGCCACCGCCCCGCGCTTACCGGGATCGATGCCGATGTAGATGGTGCCCATTAGAACTCCACTTCCTGGAAGTGCCCGAACTCTCTCACGAACTCCATCGTGACCTGGCCGGTGGCTCCCTGTCTGTTCTTGGCTACGTGGATGTGCCTGTTCGATGCGTCGTCCTTGTCCTTCCACATGATCAGGACCACATCCGAGTCCTGCTCGATACTGCCAGAGCCGCGAAGGTGACTCAGCTGGGGCCGGACGTGGATCCGCTCGCCCTTCATGTCCCGGATGTCTACGTTCCGGTTGACCTGGGCACCCACCATGATGGGGATGTCCAGCCGGATCGAGAGCGCCTTCAGCATCCGGGTGACGATCTCCAGGTCGGTGACTCGGTTCCGTTCGCCCGCCGTCAGAAGCTGGAGGTAGTCCACGCAGATGAAATCCAGACTCAACTCGTCCCTCATTCGCTCGGCCAAGGCCATGACGGACTGGACCGAGTTGGTCGGGGACACCGAGACGTGGAATTGCAGACGGGAGATCTGGTTGAACGCCTCACTCAACGCCTTCTGCCGGTCATCATCGGTCGGGATCATCGAGGCTTGGACGGCGACCAGGTCCAGCAGTGTCTTCGTGGACATCCGGGTGAATCGGGACAGGATGCGCTCGGCCAGTTCCAGTTCGGTCAACTCTAGGGAGATGAACCCGCACCGGCGACCGGCCTCGCACTGCCGGATGGACTGATCGAGCATGAACGCACTCTTACCTACGGAGGTGGCAGCGGCGATGGTGTAGAGGCTGCCACGCCGGTAGCCACCGAGAAGGGCGTCGAGGGCCTTCGTCTCGGTGGGTATGGACAGATCTTCGACGCTGTCCATCTGTAGGTAGGCATTGATAGCGTCCCCAATGTAGGTGATCGCCGGGAGTTCCCGGCGAGCGCTTTGTAGGGCCTGGACGGCGGCGTCAATCGACTCATCCGGCGGCAGTCCCTGACGGGCTTCGTCACTGAGAAGTCTACCAGTTATGTCAATCCGACGCCGCTCCCCCATTCCCGCGACGACCTTTGCGTAGCGCTCCGCGTTCCCAGACCAGACGGTGGCGTCCACGATCCGGGTGAGCGTAGTCGCCGGGGTCCGGGTCCGCCCGAGGGCAGCGGCCACCAGGACCGGATCGATTTCACCAAGGGATGCCACGATCCCCATCGCCTGGAAGATATCCTTGCAGTGAGTAGACGAGAAGTCGTCGACGGTGAGGAGTCCTGCCACGACCGGCCACTGTTTCGGGTCGATCAGGCAAGACCCCAGAGTCGCCTCTTCAGCCTGCTGGGCTGCCGGTGTCTCCCAGGCGGGGACTGGTCCCCGCTCGGGACCGTGCATCAGTCGGTCTTGGACGCCATCGCGAGGCTGACGACATCAGCCGTCTGACCAAGGATGGTGTACTCCCCGTTCTGATACCTGCCCTTATGGAAGTCCACCGCCTTCGCAATATTGTCGATGGCGGTCTGGTCGATGGCCTTGTTTAGTCGGCTGACGGCGAGGGCGAAGGGGAGGAACTGGGGGGTGACTTGAGCTTCTTGATCCTCAGTCGCCGGTGCCGCCGCTTCAGCGCCGCCTTGCGCCTCCGCTTCGTCTCCTCCGCTTGATCCGGGTTCACCCGGTGAGTCTTGCTCATCGCTGGCCTCCCCGTGCATGCGGTTGATGTGCTGGGTCAGCCCGCGCTTAGTCTTCACGACCGTCGAGCAGTGGGGGCAGGCGACTCCTGTCTCCACTCCGCTCTCAACAGCGACAGTAGCCGGGAACGGATCCTCCACCCCGTCATCACTGTGGGGGGCGTCCTCAACTAGGTCGGCCCACGCCTCGCTCTCTTTTGGAGGAGGAGGCTGGATGTCCTGGCCCCGCAGATTCTGCCTCACGTCCTCGACCGTGCTGGCTTCCTTGACGGTGATGTCCACGACCGCGCTGGGAGGGACATCGATGACCTCGCCCTGGTCCTGACCGATCTCCATCGCCGTCTCCAGCGCCTCGGCGCGGGCCATCTTGGATCCGAATAGTGCGCGAGGCATGCTCTTCGCCAGCTTCCGCATCGCGGCGACCCGGCACATCCCGGGGTAGTGGTCAGGGTTCGTCCACGGGGACCGGCCCTTCGCCTTGTCGCGCATCGCCTCCAGTTCCGGCAGCGGCACAACGCCCACCATCTGGCCGCCCATCGTCGTCTTGCAGACGGCGTAGGCACCGATCATCCGGCCTCGTTCATCGGTCAGGGAGAACTGGTGAGAAACCTCGCCGGTGCCCTCGTTGAAGGCGAAATCGTCGTTCTCCCTCACGATGTCGGCGTGGATGCTGGCGACCTTGCCTGACTCATAGGCTAAATCTTTGCGGCCCTGGTAGCCGATGATCAGCTGGCATGTCCTGCCGAATGGGACTAGGTAGGCAGAGCCAGCTGCCGGGTTGATCTCCAGCCCCATCTGGGCAGCGCCCAGGATCGAGGTGAAGATCGACACCGGCTCGCACTCAAAGATGGTTGGGTTCACAACCATCGCCTGGATGGCGAGTTCGATCATCCGCTGGGGTCGGAGGCCGGTGGGCAGCACCTCCGCGAGTGTGTTGAGCCGATGGGAGGCGTTCATGATCTGCCTCATGCCCTCGACCTTCTGCGGTGTAATTGCGGTACTAGTCATTGTCTGGCCCCTTCATGAGAAACCGGCGGGTGCCGGGCTTGAGTTCGCTATGTTCGTCGGCGTACATCTCCACGTCAGCCTCGTCCATGCCGAAGTCGTCTATCAGTAGACCACTGAGGGTGTGGGCGAAGCTCCTCCAGTCCGTCCGGTAGCTGGCTTTGCTGGTCCGGTAGGTGACCCGGAACTGGTCGCCTGCCAGTTCGTCCGAGTCTTCGAGGGCGTTGATGAGTTGGTTCCGGTAGAACTGGAGCTTCTGCTCGGCGGCAGCCACCTCCAGTTTCGTCACCAGATATAGCTGCCCGGCCTCCTCGGTCACAGCGTCGGCGATGACCACGCTCTCGACCGAGTACGGGTGTTTGTCTCGCAGGTACTGCTCGTACTCGGGGGTGTCGTCCACCGGCGGCGGCTCCCCCTTCAGCACATGGTCGCCCCAGAAACGATCAGCCCTGTCGATCAGGTAGCCCTGGACCTCTTCGTCGGCCTCAATCTGATAGATGCGGAGATCCTGCCCGCCGATCAGGGCAGCCAGATCACACCGAGACAGGCCCTCGACATACATCTGCCACTGGCACTGGATCAGGTACTCGGGCGGCATCACCTGACTGCCGCTCTCACCCCAGCGGGGGATCTGCCGGAACCCGGGGGCCTTCTTCTCCAACAGGATCATGCTGGACGGGTCCACGATGGCGTCGGTGCCGGGCACCCCGGGACCCATGTTCGACGTGTAGGCGTGGGCGTCCGGTGTCGCCAGGTGGTGGGCCACGTCCGGGTGCCGGACCAGCGTGAACGGGGTCGCATCCACGACGTGATGCCCTGTCTGCTCCGAGTAGAGGGTTCCGATCACCGGCTCCATCAACTGGCCTGCCCTCATGGCTGTGTTCATCTCGACCGGCTGGCCGTCGCCGATCTTGTCCAGATACACCTGGAGGGGTGTCCTCCACCGGTACATCCCGCTGATGGCGGCGATGTCGGTCGCCGTCACCCCCGTCCTCCGCTCCGCGAGCCATTCAGTCTCTGTCGGCACTTAGTGCCTCCTGTTCTCTCTGCATGCGGCGCTCTTCACGCCCCATGTATTGCTCCAGCGCTTGCTGGATTAGTGTCTGCTTCGGCATACCCCGGACACGGGCGTAGTCACCGAGCCACTTGTTCAGGTGGCGAGGGATCTCTGGGTGGATCTTGACCAGGTCTACCCGCACACCAGTAGGAGTTCGCGCAGTCATAGGCACCTCCGTTCTCTGCGTCCGGGCCGACCGGCGCTGGTGCAAGACATGCCCCAGCACCGATCTCCATACGGCCCGGACAGAGAGTGTATCACGAGTCACCTGGCAGGTGACTCAGGAGGTTCTACTCTGGCGGGCGGTCGTCGCCGGTGAAGAAGGCGATCTTGATGGACGTAGTCATTGCGATCAGCGCACCGGTGATCATGTCCCGCTGGTCCTCGAAGAGGAAGGCGAACGCGACCAGCGCACCCACCGTTAGGACTACCAGAAACGTGGACAACCAGTCGCGGACTCTCGGACTCAGTACCATTGGGTCACTCCCATTCCATCAGCAGCGAGGTGCCGCTCACGATCTTGAACCACTCGTCACGTAGGTTGTGGAACCGCGCCAGTTCCTGGTCCGACATCATCGGCTCGAACTGCTGCGCGATCTGGAGTGCCTGCTCGAAGGCGGCCTCTCTGTTCTGTTTCATCTGGTAGTTGGTCGGGCCGACAGCTGGCTCCTGGTGGTCTTCCGGCAACGGCAGTTCGGCGTGGCCCCCACCGGCGAATGTGGTCATTGCCAGCGCGATGGCCTCAGCGATCCCCTGACGGGCGTCTCCGTTGTCGTGGGTGAGGATGGGCCGGTCCTCCGGGTGGTGGCCCACACCGCATTCGATGATGACGGCAGGCGTGGGCCGGGACGGGTAGTTGAATCCGTAGTACTGGCGCATGCCGAGTGTCGTCTGGTTGTTGCGGTAGAGCGGGATTCCGGTGGCACCCGGGTAGTCCCGGATCAGGATGTCCACCATCCGCTGGGACTCCTCGCGGACGTGGTCGAAATCCCCCGCGCTGAACCGGCAGCCCCTGTCTTTGCCGGGCGAGTAGCTGTCGTAGTGGAGGGAGACGAAGAGGTCGTAGTCCACGCCCTCGTAGATCCCGGCGTGGTAGTTGGCATCGGTGACGGTGACGCTGTGCCCGAGATCTCGCAGCCTCAGCGCCAGCTTGTCGGCCAGCGTCTCGTTGAACTGAAGTTCGTTCGGTGCCCCGGTCGCCCCCCGGAGGTGGACTAGGTCGTTGCTGACGATGTCCTGGTGCCCGATCTGGATGCAGAAGTCGCTCATCGTCCCCCCAGTTTTGTCTCGATCCGGGCAGACGCGGTGGCCTGCGCCTGCGCTGCCTCACGGACATCCCGGTGCATCTCGCGGGCGTCCTTGTCGTGCGCCCGCACCTGCGAGTGCGTGGAGTCAGCGAGGTCGATGGCCCGGGCCAGCTTTTCGTTGCCCTCGCGCACCTCCCGCAGCAGTTCGGCGATCATCGACCGTATTGACCCTCCGTTGCGGTCGGAGACCCACATCTTCAGAACCCACGAGGTGATAGCCAAGGAGGCTACCGCGACAGCCCAGCCGCCTGCCTGTTCTCCACCTTGCAGCATTTCTGCCATAGCAACCTATCCTCTGAGGCAAACGCCGCCCAGGCTGTACGTCGCGCTGTCGGCGTCAGCCGCCGTCACCACAACCCTCCACTGCGGAGGCACGTAGGTCTGGAGGCCCTGAGCGTTGGTGCCATTAACGCCCGCTGCGAGCAGACCAGGACCGGCAATTAGCACGTACTGGGCCGCACCGCTCAGGGAGATCTGGGTGAAGGCGCAGACCTGTTCATACGTCGTCGATTTGGGCATCTTCATCTCTATCGATAGCGTTAGCTGCGGCGTGGATGATTCTGCCGTCACGTCGAGGAACAGGATTAGGGCCTGCATTCCGGGGACGTTATACCCGTCACTGGTTGCCGTTGCCGTCCTGGCGGCACTCGCCAGGATCTCGAACGGTTCGTTGATCTTCGGCTGAGCCATGATTGAACTCCTATGCGATCTCGGCTGGGAGGCCGAGGCTATCTACGCCGGTCGCTGCTGAGGTTTTCTGATCTTCGTGAAGGGTGTTGAGGGCAGCCTGCCCGTAAGTGTCCTGCACCGCACGCCCCTCTTCATTGCGAAGCTGCTCGGCAAACTTCGTCTCTACCACCTGCTCCTTCTCGGCCTTGGTCAACCCGGCCAATTCGCGGGCGGGAATCTCGAAACGGAATGCTCGCGTGCTTGTCGCACCATCGTCGAACTCAACCACCGCCGTGCCGGTGAAGATCGGGCCGCTGGCCCCCTGCTCAACGAACGAGGGAGCTATCACCTTCTTACTGACGACATCAGCCATTAGAGAATCCTTCCGCTGCGACCCACATAAGGCCGGAACTGGTACGCAACTGCGTCGGGGTCGGTTCGGGATGCGAGGTTTGCGGAACCCATCAAGGTTCCACCGACCGAGTACCAGTCCTGATAGAGCAGGACGCAACGGCCAACAGCCCCAGCGCCGCCATTGGCGCTTCCGCCGCCACCAGTGCCCCCGGACCCACCCAGCAGGCCAATCACGGTCCCCGTCGTTTCGGCCATCGTGATCTTCGGGGCGCAGAGGATGCAGGCTCCCCCAGCCCCGCCTCCTCCACCACCTGATGTGCCGGTGCCGTTACTCCCAGTGGCCCCGTCGCTCGTCCATGTGAAGCCATCGTTGATAGTGATAGACACCTCGCTGACGATGACCAGCGTTGCGCCAGCGTCACCGCCCATCCCTCCAGCATTGACATTCATCTGCGTGCAACCAGCGCCACCACCACCGGCTCCCGGGATGCGGTTCGTATCGCCAGTCACAAAGTAGTCCAGCCAGCTTTGCTCCTTCCCCCCGGAGTTGGAGTGATTGGCCCCGTCGGTGCCGTTCACCCCGCTCCCACCACCACCTCCACCGTCACTGCTGTCATTCGACTCGCCACCCTCACCTCGCCCCCAACCATGCCCAGCTTGCGAGGGTCCTTGACTGCCGATACCGCTGCCGCCCGTGGGTCCGTTGTCGTCGCCGTCGATAACCCCGGAGGAGCCACTGCCGAGAGTGACCGCACCGGTAGCGAGGAGGAGGTTCCTAGAGTTGTCGAGGGTCACCGTGTGACCATCGTTAATGGCGAACGTAGTGAAGTTTCCAATGTAGACCGCGTTGCCGTCCGCAGACACACCACTGATACCGGAGTAATTGGGGCTGCTCGACGACGAGAAGGCACCGTCCGAGCCGTCTCCACCGTTGAGGAGGATGGGCAGGAGGCGCTGGCCTGCCGGTGCGCCAGTCCAAGTAGCGGGCATCTAGCTGCCTTCCTCGTACACGGTGCAGACAGCGGCGTTAGCATTCTCGCCCTTCGCCAGAAGATTATCGCCGGACCCCAGGACGGGGACGAGGACATAGCGGGTGTCATAAGGCGGGACATTCGCCCCACCACACTGCTCATCCGCAGCGCTAGTGGTGTCGGAACTGATAAACAGTTCGCAGTAGTTATAGGCGCTGGAGCGGTTGTAGATAGTCACCACTACCTTGGTACGAGCACTGCCCGACGCCACGAGGGTCACGTCGGCTGTATCCACGCCGGTCGGCGCTTTCAATTGGCTAGGCATCATTGACTCCTATAGAGACGCGGCGAAGGCCACGTCAAAATACGAGAGGCCGCTTCCGGCGGCCCCACTCTGTAGCTGATTGCTCCCGATCTTGAGGGTCTGTCCGGCATCGATATTGACCTCTACGACGCCGTTACTGGCGTGGTCCACGGCCACCCGCCCGACCACGATCTGGACAGAGTCCGTTGCAGTGGGCGCAGTGAGCGTCCACCCACCAGCAGTGGTGGAGAGGTAGACCGGATCGCCAACGCTACCGGCACTGGTGTTCTGGGAGGTGAGTCGGTGGGACCTGTATGCGGTGCCGTTGGCGTTGTTGTTGATCGCTGCCGCCAGGACAAAGAGCGCTTCGGCTCCCGCCACGTCGGCATCGGCCTTCGAGATCAGCCAAGCGGTCTCGTCCTCGTCCCAGCTGGAGGCATAGACGAGGGTGCCGATTGCGAGGGTCCCGCCGGACTCATTGCGAACCGTCAACGCAGTGCCGGGCGCGTTCTCCCAAGCCGGACTGGTGCCGGACCCGGTGGACGTTGCCACCTGGCCGTCGGTGCTGCCGGTGGGGTCCAGGTTCGTGACGGTAATCTTCGGCCCCTCACCGGAACTGCCGTCATGCGCGTGCCCGGTGGTCGCATGGAAAAGAGCGTCGATTACATTCCAGTTCGCGTTCAGGATAGTGAGGCGGTTGCCCTTGCCCTCACTGCCGGTCTGGAGAGTTAGACTCAGGTTGGTCGATGAGGTTGCCATCTATGCCGCCTTCACTTCGTCAAGTTCATCCCATGTGTAGCTGTCGAGAGAGGTCCAGCTAAAGGACTCCAAGTCGTCCCAGGTGCCCGAGGTGTCCAATTGAAGGTACTCGATGCACTCGATGTAGCGGACCGCCTCCGCGTTCTGGGCTGCCGCTGACTGGAGAGGAGTGACGCCCAGATCCCTCACGAACACCTTGAACCGCTGGCCCTCAGGTGAGTTGTGCCGGACTAGGTCCCTGGCTGCAACGAGTGTGTCCAGGGTGTTGGCGATGTCCTCCCGGGTTCGGTTCACCCAGATCCCGCCACTGGTGACAGTGGCCGCCATGTCGATGGCGTACTCGAAGACGCGGAAGTACGGGGTCGCCTTGCGGAACTCCACCGCGACCGACCGGATGGCCGGACTCTGGCTGGCCGTGGCTGTGCAGACAAGGTGGGTGTCCACCCAGGTAGCGTCGAGATCCTCGGGGAGGTTCTTGTATCCGGCTGCCGACAACGTGCCCAGCGAGGACCAGGTGGACGAGGCGCTGGACCTGTACCAGATCTCGACCTGGTGAGTCGCATCGATATCGTCGCCGAGGACGCCGATCCGCAACCAGTTTGTGTCGTGCTGTGGGGTGTCGGTGATGGTCCTGGGCACGTAGACTTTGAAGCTGGTGGTGTACGCGGTCGTCGTCTCGTTCTCGCCAGCCGGATCGTGCCCGAACCGGGGCAGTTCGACGTAACCCAGGTCGCCTCCCCGCCCGTAGTACAACCGCTTAGTGTTGGTGACTACGTCGGAGACCTGTAGAACGTCGCACTGGACCCCGGCCAGCTTCAGCCAAGACTGCCACCGGCGAGACTGTCCTTCGAGCGCCATCGGCATCCGATTGATATAGGTGTCTGCCCCGTTGTAGACGGCGGCGATCACGTAGTACCCATCGAAGGTGATGGCCGTGGTCCGCCCGCTGACGGGCGTGTCGTTCTCGGGCAGCGTCTCCAGCCCAACGTGTAGCATATTGGCCTGGTCCACGACCTCCGGGTTGTACATGACGAGGCCGTTCTGCCGAGACAGGAAGACCACGCCCTCCAGGACCTTCGATCCGACGCCGTTGTTGGTGGAGGAAAAGTCGTGGTCCTCGGGCCTCAGTGCCTGGACAAGGGAAGTGAAGTCCCGGGTAAAGGAGTAGATGTCACGGTCGGTCTCGACCAGGACCCGGCTGTTGATCGCGTGGATATTGGTAATGACCTCCCCCTGGTCTCCGAACGTCAGCGTCCCTCCCCAGGTGGCGCTGGTGCCGCCGTCAAGCGAGGTGGAGACCGCCGGGCGGCCCAGGTACTTGTGCGCCCGGAAGAGCTTGGCACCGGCGGAATTAGAGGCGTCAGTGAAGGCGGCAAACTTGCTCGCCTGGGACCGGCGGATGACGAAGATGTCGGTAGTCGAGACACTGGAGTCGAGCGCGGCGGACACGGTCACCCGCACCGGCACGATCCTCTGGTCGTTAATGACGGTGGTCCCCATGTCGGTGATCGGATCCCAGGTGACGCTGCCATCGACGGCGAGCGTCGCCCCACCGGACGCGGTCCCATCGGTGAGGTTGGTGACGGCGGTCCAGGCCGCCCCACTCCAGTAATGAACGGCCATAGTGGCGGCGTTCCCGTTGGCATCGTCGATGTCGAACCGGAGACCGTTGAAGTCCTGGTTCCAGCCGACGATTAGCCAGTCCCCGTTGGCGAGCGTGTTCATCGAGTTCAAGGTGACAGTGAACGGAGCGGTGTCGTCCTCGGTGTAGGTGATGCCGTCGTTGGTGGTGAACTCAGTCACGTCCGGGATCTCGGTGGTGACCTCGGTGTCCTGGGTCATGTCGGTGCCGTCGTAGACGTAGTAGCCGCCCGCGCCACTGACTGCGAGGAAGAGGTAGTCGTCGTCCTGGTCCCCCCGATAGACCACCATTCCGGTGATCAGGGAGCCACTGTCGAACTCGTAAACGTCGCTGTAGATCCCGCTGGAGTTGATCTTGCCGAAGGTTCGCCCAGCACCGGCGTAGAGTTCGCTCTTGTATTCGACCAGATGGCCGACACCACTGGAACTGGAAATCGCGACCTCGTTCTTCGCCGGGCTGGCCCGCACGAAGGAGCCGCTGGCCGCGTCCCCACCTTCGGTGTACCGGTATCCGGTGGTGGCTTGCCCGGGCTGTTGCGCTGACACACCTAGCCCGGATGCCCAACTGTTCACCTCATGACTATCGCCGACCTGGGTGGGAAGGCTGGCCGATGTCACGCTCCCCTGCGCGATCTTAGGGGTCCGGTAGTCAAGCTCTTCGCGCCGCCACGCGGGGACTCCTTGAGCGCCGCCCCCGTCCCCAGAGCTTGTCAGGGCCAGTCGGTAAGGGATGGGGTCGCCGTTGGCGTCTACCCCGAGGGTGATGTCGCCGGACACTACGCCACCTCCCCGTAAGTCTGGCGTGGCAGTCTGCCCTGGTGAAGCCGTGTCTGGACCCCGAACTCCCCGGTCCAGAACTCCAGCAGGTCTGTGTACTGCTCGGCATGACCGGCGCTTTCATCCGCAACCAGAGCCAGATAGAGATACCTGAGCGTCCCGGCCACGACCATGTCGATGTTGGCTGTGGTGACGTGGGTCTCAGCGGTCAGTTCTCTGAATGGGCGCAGCGTCGGGACCCACAAGGAGTGGCTGGAGGAGTACAGCTGGGTTCTCACATACGTCTCGACGTGCTTGTTGTGTTCGTGGAGGCCCATCTGGCGGGGGGTCAGGATATCCCCGAACCCACCGGACCAGTGCCACCGGGACCGCCCGACCTGGCGACTCTCCTCGATCCAGGTGTTGGTGTCAACCGCGCTATCGCTGGTGTAGGTCGTCGCACCGGAATCGTCGGCGGCAACGGTGAACCCCATCACGGTGCCGGGGTTGGTGAGGGTGTTGTCGTAGCCGTTGGTGCCGGTCTTCCAGAGCAGGGCGATTGCCGCCGAGCCGGTGTCCCGGGCGATGGTGAACTTGCCCGTGGTCCGGCTGAAGGTGACCGTGTACGTGTTCGAGATCCCGCTGGTGTCGTTCATTACCGTCTGGATATGGGTCGCCAGGTCGTCGGCGTCGTACTCGTCCTCGGTCAGCACCTCGTTGTACTCGGTAGACACCTCCTGGAAGTCGAGGTTCTTATTGGTGGCGTCGATTATCAGATTCCGGGTGGCGGTAGTTAGGTCGTAGAACGTCGTCCCAGACACACCGTACAACTTCACCCGGGACACGTACTCGCAGTTCCTGAGGGTCCGGTTGATCGTGCGGTGGATCCGCCCCACGTCGAACGTGGGGAAGATCTCGAACGCGGTCCCGCTTACCGTCACCGGAGTCCCCGAGACGGCCCGGTCGAGAGTGACCGTGCCGTTGTCCGGGTCAAAGTCGTTGATGATACGGGTCTGGTCCGCCGCCGCCGCGCCGGGGATGTAGAGTTGCTTCCCCTGGTAGAACGACTTCGTCCGCCGGAACGAGGTTAGTCGGGAGCAGACCACCGTGGTCGCGGTCCCGTGGCTAGTCGCCGTGTCCGAGACGAAGCTGTCCTTACCGGGGTTCAGTTCCCGGAGGACCGCCGCCCTCAGCTGTGCGCGGGTATTAGTAGCCAACTACTCCTCCAGTAGCTCCGGGTCTACTTCCATGCTGGCGCTCTCGGTGCCGCTGGTGATCGGTGCGTTCCCGTCCACTCTGGTGGCGTCAGCAGGAGCGGGCGCAGGCGTCCCCTCGGCCTCCCTGACGCGGGCCAGGTGGGCCTTCGAGTTCTCGTGGCTCTTCAAGCCAGCGGCGGATCCGAAGGACCGCTCGCAGAACAAGCAGTAATGGACCGGGGCAGGCCCGGGGGCTTCCTCGGTGTAGGTGCTGCCGTCGCTGGCAACCACCGCCTCCAGCCCAGCCACCGCCACCAAGGACTCATCCACTTCCATCTCCGCATCGGTGAATGGGAAATCCATATCTTGGCGCTCTCGCACGATGTCGGCCAGGTCAGCGGCGGACTCCAGCGGGACGCCAGGACCAATAGGGATGGACTGGATCCGTTCGGCCTCCTCCTTAGTGGCACCCAGTGATCCCCATAGGAACTTTAACTGCTCTTTTTTTGGAAACCGGCGCTTTTCCTCCGGGTCGCCCCAGGCAGCCCGTCGGTGGGTCAGGAACTTCTCTTCGATGGTCTGTGCTGGTCGGTCGATGTCAGGCATGGTGGCGGACTCCTAATCCTCTAGGCGGCTCATCCCGCCCTGATTGGTCTGGCCCGTCCTCACTTGGGACGGTGCGTATCTCTCGATAGTCGGATCCTTCGCCAGTTCCTTCGGGCTTCGGTCGTGAACGTCGTACCACCCGACGTGGAACTTGGAGGGGATGCTTATATTAGGTTTGCCGTAGATCTCGTTGGAAGACGAGTCGATCAAGCGGCCAGTTGAGAGGGAGCCGTTCTCCGCACACACAGGGCACATGGGGGCGACGCGAGATCCCTCGCGCCGCACCGCCATGAACTCGTGCCCCTTGAAGCACAGATGGGCGCGCCCCACCGGTGTCTCTGTACTCATAACTAGAGAGCGATTCCTGCCTGGGGCGGGAAGACGAGGAACGTCTTCAGGTTGTCGGTCCCGCTGCCGCCCTCGGTCTCGGCGCAGACGACCCCCACCACGGTTGTGGTGTCGGTGTCATCCATGCATCCCGCCGTGGTCGTACTCTGGACCGTGCTGCCTGTCGCCATGCTCACCAGGTAGCGAGCGTAGGCCGGTCCCTGGATTTGGAACCAGCCGTACTCGTCAGCCGTGATGGCCGCGCAGGACACCGCAATCGGATCCCGGGTGTCCACTGTGGTGGTCGTCGCCAGAGCGACAGCCGCCGTGATGTCCCCGCCGATGAAGTAGTTCACCCATGCGAACTGGACGTTACTCGCCACGCCCTTCAGGTACACGTAGACCCCGCCGCGAGAGTCGCGAGCGTGGGTGCCCAGCGTGTGCTTGGCCGAACTATCGACCTGATCGAGATTCGCCCCGAGAGGATCGATCACCTTCCGAAACTCGGAGTTGAAGGTGTTGCTGTTGCTTTCCGTTGCCATCTAGGTTTTCTCCTCGCCGCTTGTCACGGCATTACTCCCCCGGGTTATCGCCGGGGGCTGCGACCTTAATGAGGTCTGGGTCCGCCACGCCGTTCTCCGACGGCTCGGCGTTGAGAGTAACCAGTGCCTCCGCGACCTGGGCCAACTTCCCTTGCAGGTACTGCTTCACGCCCTCAGTCCGCACAAGGAGTCGATGGGACTCCTCGGCAGCCTGGCCGTAAGCAGCGCCTTGAGCATTGATGACTTCCAGGTCCTCCTGGAGATCCATCTGTAGCTCTTCTAGGTAGTAAAGGTCCTGATCGCGGGACACTGGTTCACTCATCCTTAAACAGTGCTGAGGGCTACGCCGTCGTTGGCGATGATTCGCCAGGCCAGGGTGCCGCCGTTGTCTACCGCCAGGAAACGCACCACGTCCGACGTTGCGCCGAACGTGAGTGTGTTGTTCCCTGTCGCGTTGACCGCCGACGCCACGGTAAGCACTCCATTCCCGCCATCAGTGAGCATGTTGATCGTGATCTCCAAGCCCTCAGCTGCCGGAATCGCCATCGTCCGCGTCTCCGCTCCTGCGGTGACGAGATTGCAGAATCCCGAGTCGGTGACGGGGACCGCTCCCGCGTCTCCGGGGTCCGTAATCTCGTGATGCAGTAGTGAGACGTTCGCTAGGCGCAGGTATGTGCCCGCATCGGTCGCCCCAAGCGTTAACTGCGACCCGGTCCACACGAGCCAGACCGGGCGGACGCCCGTTGTTTCCGGCGTCCCGAAGTAGACCTTGTCGTTATCGATGAAGTCTAGATTTCTGCCTCGGATCATTTTTAGTTTTCCCCCTTACGGGATACTGGGCCGAAGCCCGTCCGATCCTATGAGTTGGTGATGCCCGTGAGTTTGCCGGACTTCTTGCAGTTCGACTGGGTCAAATTACCGGCCCAGAGGATCTGCATCGACTCCGCGTCCTGGTTGATCGGCGACTTCATCGGGGTAGCGACAAAGTCCCGGCTCGTGTGGGTGACCAGGGTGAAGTAGTCGGAGTTCAGGAACCACATGGTCTGAGACGTGGCGTCCGGGTCCCAGATCACGGGAGCGCCCTTGTACTTCAGGTTCTCGAAGCCAGCCGAGGCCATCTCCGAGTTCTGGAAGCGCTTGTCCGGCTCCAGCAGATCCTCATACCCCTCGTGGATGGCCTGGGTCGTGAGGATCACGTCCGGGGCTTCCTTCGGGGCTGCCTTCTGGCAGTCGTTGTACATGGTCTGCATCATGCCGGTTGTTAGGACTCCACCAGCAGCGGTTTCCTTGGAACTCCACCAGGTCTCTGTGGTTCGGCTGATGCCGCCGTAGGTGCCAGCGGAGTCAACCGCCAGCGCGAGGCCGGTGATGTTCTTGGAATTGTTGCCGGTGCCATCCAGGTACAGCTGCGCGTCGAACTCGGAGATCATCGACCTCCGGGCGTTCTTCAAGCGGCCTTCCAAGACGCTCAACTGCGACTCAGACCCAGCGTTCTGGAGTTGCTCCAGTCCGCTGATCGAGACGGAGACGAACAACTGTCGCCAGGAGAACTCCGCAGCCGTGAAGATCTCAGCCGGGCTGATGTCCAGCAGGTCGTACCCGCTGTAAGAACCAGCCGTGCCGTTCTTCGCGTACTCAAGAGGCTGGACGATGGCGTGACCGCCACCGACCATGCCGCCGCTGCGGCTCTTCTCCTGAATCAGGTAGAAGAGCGCGTTGCTCTGAAAGATATTGTCAACGAACCCATTCGCCGTCATCCAGTGTCGGATGGTTGACGCTAGTACGTCGGTGTTGAAACTCGATGGGAGTGCCATCTAAATAAGCTCCTATGAAGCAGCCAGTCTCGCCTGGTCCATCTCATAAGCGTGGATCTCAGCGATACTTGCGTTTGGTCCGGGTTTCTGCGCCTCACCCCCAGCAGCCGCGCCGGAACTACGGGACGGTGCCGGGATGCCCCGGCGTCGAGCGTCCGCGTCTTCCACGGCACGAGCGTCAGCAATCTCCTTGGCCCGGGCTTCAACCTTGGCATCGTTGCCTTCGATCAGCTTGCCCCGCCATCGGTCGAAGATCTGGGAGGTGTTCTTGCAGGATTGTCGATCTGAACTGGTCCACTCCACGCCGTGGCCGTCCGTGGCGAGAAGGTCGTGAACACCGTCAGCTATCTGTAGCGACACGGTATTCTGGAGTCGGTCTTGGAGAATCTGAGTGCGCTCTTGGCGTTGGAGTTCGGCCAGCTTGGGCTGGTCTCCGTTGAGGACGGCGTCCTCGCGCTCCTTCACCGCTTGCTCCTCTTGGATTCGCGCCCTCTCCGTATCGATGTCGCCCCGGGTCCGGCGTACCAGGTCGTCCTGGTTCTTCACCATCCTCGGGTGCTGCATGATGCGGTCGAAGGCATCGTCCGTGAGGTTGTCCAGATCGACCGTCCCAGCCTGAGGCTCCGCAGAACCCTTCCCGTCAGCAGGCTCCGCAGAACCCTCAGGGTCGGCACCCGGCTCCGTAGAACCGTTGGTCTGGTCACTAGTCGCGTCGGGGGGCGGCTCCGTAGAACCGCTGCCCGCCGGGTCCTGCGCCTCCGGTAGGGCATCGCCGGACGATACGCCCGGGATGTCCGTAGTCACCTTCGCGGCATCCGCCTGCTCGGCGTATACCTCTGCGAGTGACTGGACGGCGGTAGACCCGTTCTCTGACTCGTCTGCCATATCGCTCCCACAAAAAAAGACCGTCCCCCGCCTTGCCAGCGAGCAACGGTCTATGACCTGCCACAGATTGTACTACACTCCAGCGACCTGCCCGGTCACCCGCGGGGACCACCGCCAAGCGCCCCCCCCCCAAGCGACCGCTGCTGGGCCGTGGCAATCTGTCGTTGGACCGGCTGCGAACCGAGGACGTCCATCGGCACGTCGCCGAACACAGCCTTCAAGAGGGCCGCGTGATGCACCCGCAGCTGGGCGCGGAGCGGATTCCGCTCTACCTGGCGCAGCATGTCCACCATCCGCATCTTCTCCCCCGGCGTCCCCGGGTAGGCAGAGTTGCGGATGTACTCCTGGCGGGCGAACTCCATCGCCCCCTCGCCCAGCCCCCGGGCCAGCCCCCGGATGTACCGGTCCGCCTCGTCCAGTTGCTCCGCCATCGCCGGGTTGACGGCACCACCGGCGGCAGTGACCCAGCCGGGCACGTCGGCGATCTGCCGGGAAACATCGAACGCCTGCTGGATCAGGCGCTCCATTGGCCGGGCACCTTCGGGTAGCCGCATGATTGTCTCCTCTTTGCGGGCATCTAGGAGGGCCTTCTGCTCGGGCGAGAGCGCCTCGTATCGCTGGTCGAACTCCAGCCAGTACCCGTCCCAGTTCACCGAGCCGTCCCCCAGCCGGAAGTTGTCCGGGTTCAAATTATCAAGCTCGGCCAGCTTGCGGTCCTCTCCTGACAACAGCGAGATCCGCAGGAACTCACGGTCCGCCACCTCTTCCCGGGACAGGTGCCCGGCCTTGACGAGGTTGTTGTCTGCCACAGCGAGGTCCTGGGCGAGTTCTTCTTTGATGTCAGCGCGGGCCTCCATCATCATCGCGCCGGTGTACGGGGTGCCGTCCGGCATCTGGCCCGCCGACCACCACCGCGCCATCTCTTCGTAGGTGCTGCCGTACCCATCGTAGGCGGCGGTGTGTTCGACCCCGAAACCGATGGTCTGCCGCCGCTGGAGGTCGATGGTGGCGAACTTTGCGCCGCTGATCAGCTGGAGGATCCGCTCGGGCATGGACTTCTGCTGCTGCTGGATGGAGTCGTCGCCCATGACCCCCTGAACCGCCTCGACCCCCTCCTGTGCGGTGTTCACGAACCGACCGATGACCGACATGAAGAGGTACATCCGGTGGGGATTGACGTTGAAGATCGACCTCATCTCGCCGGTGGCTGCGCCCGTCCCCGTGTCCTTGATCGGGATCTCGGTCTCCTCCATCTGGAGCCAGTCGCGGAGGCCAGGGATCTTGTTGATGAACGGAGCGCCGCGCCGGAACCAGTTCTGGTAAGACGGGTCATCGACGGTGCGGTGGGTGAACGTGGAGTAGTTCGGAGACACCGTCTTCCCAGCAGTGTCGGGGTCCCAGAGCGCCTGGATCGGTGCCTCGAACGGGGCCTTGAGCAACGGCTGGACCTGGGACTTCCACATGTCGAAGGTGCGCCCGGCGTTGCCCATCCAGAAGTTGTTGATGAGTTCCACGGGGAGGCCAGTAGCGTAGAGGATCTTCGGGTTGCCGTCCGGCGTCCGGCCCATCGCAAAGCTGAACCGGTCCCACAGCCAGGCGTTCGCCAGCCCGGCCTCCTTGCGGGTGTCCTCACCAGTGGGATCGAAGAGGTTCTGGAGGCCCCGGGTGGTGCGGCTGTAGACCATCGCCGTCGGCCCCATATTGACCCCGGCCAGCTTCCGCCCCTTGAGCATCTCGTGGGCCATGACCGGACCCATCTTCCGGGCGTAGGTGTAGAAGAACGCCAGGCGGCGCGGCCCCATCTTCTCAAACGGGGTGAGGTCGTTGTAATCCACCTGGAGCCGCCGCACCCGCTTGCCTGCCTGCCGGAAGGGCACCTTCTGCGCCGTGAGTCCCAGGTGGTGAGCCACCCGGGGGATGTTCTCGATGAACTCCGCTGCTGTCTGACTGAACTCCAGTGCCCGCCCGAGCTTGCCGCCCTTCGCCTTCGGCATCCCCAGTTCGCTGGTGATCCCGCCGAGCAGTTCGTCGATCTCACCGGACACCTGACCAGTGCCGAGGACGCCGTCGGCGCGGAGCGAGTGCAGGTAGTCGTCAATCGGCACCCGGTTGACCGTCTTCGCCGCCCACTTCGCGTCGGGGAACATGTACGACATCAAGACGTGCCCGGCCTTGAAGATGTACTGGGGGTTCCAGACGCCGTCGAGAACCATGTTGTGGTAGCCGGACCAGAAGTTGCGGGCATGGTAGTCGGTGAAGAAGCGCGTGAACAGCAGCTTCATGTACGCCGCCCCCTTGTCGTAGCCCCGGAACACCCGGAACTGCTTCAGGGGGTCGTCGCCCATCTCCAGGGCCTTCTTGATCTCCTCGGGCAGCCAGTACATCTCGTTTTTCTTGATTCCCAGGCCACCCTTCGTCCTTTGGAGGGTGGTCTCGATGCCCTTTGCGCCGGGATCGAGAGTAACGGACGCGACGCCCGGCCCTTTGGCTAGCGCTCGCGCCTCCGCCTCTACAAGCTCCGTGCCGCCCGCGATGGGGTAGAACCCGACCGGCCCCTTCGGGTAGTACTCGGCGTAGCCCGGCGGCGGGCGCTTTTGCTTCCCGTAGGTTAGAGGGAGTTCGGGGAGATCGTTGGCGGCAACCCGCTGGTCCCAGATCTGCTCGGGGGTGCCTGAGTACCCTCCCTTGAGATCCTGGTATCGCTCGATGTCGTCGGTGGTTGGGACACGGGGCCTCCGCCTCGGAAGATCACTGAGGGACCCGCCGGTGGCTGAACGGGAACCGGCTGCGACACTGGGGTCAACGGCTGCTGCCCCTGCTCCGCCTCCATCCGGTCGAACACCGCGAAGAGCCTCGGTAACTTCTGCCTCAACTCCTGCTCCACCTGCGGACCGAGTCGGGATATCAAAAGTTTCACTCCCGACAACAGGAGTTGCTTGCCCACGGGGGTAAGCTCCTCCAACTGTAGCTGGCTGAGTTCCTGTACCACCGGTGTTAAGTCGGCGGATGTGCCCTCGTCGGGGGGTGATTGTGGCCCCGCTGTGTCCGGCGTTCCTGAGAAGTCCATCAATGTCATCCGCTGTTCTCTTGAGCCATGTACTGGCCTGATTATACGCGAGGGTGCCCTGCCGGGTCACTTGGTAGGGCGCGCTGTTCATCAACAAGATTCGGCCATCAGGCGTTACGGTCGCACCCCCGCCCAGGACCTCTAGGATTTTCAGGTAGGCACCGGCCTCCTTTGAGGACACCTGCCCGCCGAGCTTGATGTCGAACCAGGTCTCGGCATGGACCCCGATCTTGGCCGCGTCGGCCTCGGGTCCCACGACCCAAGTCTCCCACTGCTTCTGCGACCGACCGACCTGGTCGGCGAAGTCGTAGACGTTCTCCATTGGCACATCCGGGGCCAGATCGATGATCGTCGAAAACTCTGGTTGCAGCTTCTGGGTCTCCGGGTTGAACCACGCACCCCGGTTGACCTGAACCCCCAGGATCTTGTCGCTGCCACCCACGGTGTCCGCGTGGGCCTGGACCGCCTGGTCGAACTCCCCCTTCAGGGAATCAGCATCGCCGAACTTGGTGGCCTTCTGGGTTGCCCCTTCTGCCGGGGCCACCACCACTTGGGGGTTGAACTGGCGAGTGGCGCTTGCCGCGTCCACCGTCGGCCCGGCATTACTGAACCATTCCTCGAAGATGTGGCGGGCGGGCATCGGCCTGGTGTTGCCGAGGGTCTTGCCAACCATGTCGTTGTAGATCGCCTTCAGGATCGTCTTCACCTGGTGGAAGGCGTCTCGGATGCCCCAGCGGAACTTCGGGTGGTCAGCGACCCGGGACGACACCACGAAGTCGGTGAAGTCGCTGGCGAACGCCTCCTCAGCCTCCCGGGTCCACTTCCCGCCCTGCGTGTACACCTCCGCCACCGCGTCGTAGTGCGGCTTCGGGAGGAACCGCCGAATGAAGTGGCCTTGCTCGTGGACCAGAGTCCTGAAGTCGGCGGTCTCGAACAGGTACACCATCGGCTGGGCGTTGCCCTCCTCGGCAGCGAAGCGGATGGCTCCCCGGATTCGCTTATCGACCGTCTCCTTCAGAAACGGATCGAAGGCGTCGCCGCCCCACATGCGGCGGATGGCGTCGGAGTCGATCTCGATCATCTCGGACATCGTCATGGTGACGGATTGCGACCCGCCCCGCCCTGCCCGCTCCAGCTGCTCGCCCCACAGAAGGCCCTGGATGTCTGTCCCCGCCAGGCCGAACTCGTCCGCCACGTCCTGGGTGCGCTTGACCGAACCGAAGTACTCGAAGGAGGTCGTGCCTCCCTGCCCGTAGAAGTTGAACATGTGCCCGTCAATCGTCAGCGGCGCGATCCCCATCAGCGCGTCCAGTCGCCCGGTCTGCCCCGTCATTCCTTCCACTTTGTTGATGTCGTAGCTGACGACCTTGTTGCCCTGGAGCGCCCCCAGTTCGTCCGTCATCACGCCGGTGTCGGCGATCAGCTTCTTCTCGCCGGTCTTTTCTAGGAGCCGCTTGTCGAACGGTCGCCGGTTGGGCACCAGCAGCTTCCGCGCCGGATTCTGGGGATCTACACCAAAGGCCAGCAGGACGCGCTCCACATTCGGCCTCCGGGACCTCAGGTTGTTGATCACCGGCTGCTTGCCGCCCTCTCGCGCCCACTTGCCGCCCCAGTTGGGGACCCGGAGATTGGTGTTCCACGGCCTGCCTGCCCGGATGTTGAATGTGACCGCCAGGGCCTCCTGCACGTTGGCTCGCAGCTGGGTCCGGGGGCTGAGTGCCGCCGCGACCTTGCTGAAGAAGCGGGCGTGGTGTTCGTCGGGCATGAGGATCTGGTAGCTGCCGCCCGCGTTCTCGTACCACGCTCTCCACCCCGCGCCCCGTTTGCCGAGGCCGTCGTCCACGATCCGCTTCAACTCGGCCATGTCGGGGCTGGTGGGGACCTGGATGTCGTCCATCCACTCGAACAGCACGTCCGGGTCAGGGCCGGACTGGAGGGCCTGCGCCATCTCGTCGCTGCCCTTTATCCAGGTGGGCAGTTCGCGGGTGTAGTCGGCGATGGTCGGGAAGCGTTGGGGGTCGAGTGTCACTGCCCACTGGGCACTCGGCATCAGGACTTTCTCGATGAACTCGTCGGCCACCTCCGGTGTCATTCCGGCCCGGATCATCTGGCCCCGGGCCATCAGGATGTCGGAGTTGACCTCGGCCACCTGGGGCATCACGTCGCCAAGCTCCGTCTGGAGGCGCTTCAGTTCGGTGACGAACTCTCGCTGCCCGGCGAACCGCTTCCCGCCCTTGACCGGCTGGAGCGTTTCCGGGTGGATCCCCCACTCCCCGACCACGTCGGCGATGAAGTTCTTGCGGAGGGCGAACAGCCGCGTCTCAATCCTGTCCCGGATGATGCTATAGAGGAACGACGGGACCATGCCCTCCTCGGGCACCTGGGACGACCGGCGATACGCACTGCCGAGCTTGCCCTCTTTCATGGCCGACGGCGGCGTGTAGGCCAGCGCGTCGTCTAGGTGGTGGCCCCAGTACCGGTGCAAGTAGTCATCGATCTTGAAGTCCGGGTTGAACCCAGCCGCAATCTTCTCCCTCTCGGCACCGGGCCGCCACTCGTCCCGGTGCCACTCCAGGACCTTCCGCATGTCGGCGTCACTCAGGTCCTCGAAGCCGATAGACTCCAACTTCGCTGCGTCGTCGAGGACCTCTTGGGGCACCATCTCGGGGTAGCGCTCTAGGAGGTCATGCATGTGGGACTCGGCTCGGGCTGCGTCGGACAGGAAGTAGTCCTGGAATTCACTGATCCCCCGCTGGCCGGTGACCCCCCCCGTCCGCCGATTGGACCCAATGGCCTGCTCGACCATGTCGAAGACCCGCCTGGGGATCGCCCGGTGTTCCGCCTGGTATCGCCGCAACATCTCGTGCATCTTCGGCGCTCCGACGCGCCACCACCGGTACTCGTTGCTGAAGTGGGTCCCAAACGTGTCGATGCCCTTGATCGCGGTCCGCAGTGGCGCGTTGAGGACGGACGGGTCGGCGTTGTCGGCATACTTTACCAACCTCACTAGTCCGGCCTTGCTCCCGGCCTTCAGCGCGGCGGATGCTGGCGTCCAGAGCCAGGAGAGGGGGTCCGTCAGGATCTCGATGCCGCCCTTGTACCCGGCGAACGGCTCATTCGACTCCCTCCACAACTCCCCGCCCCGGCCCCAGGCCGCCCGGAAGTTGTTCCAGAAGTTGCCGAGCGGCCCGGCATCGACCTCATCTTGGTACAGGCCCGAGTACTCGCCGGTGCCGTCAAAGAGGTTGTCCATCCAGTTCCTCATGCCCACCCCGTAGCCCGGCTCGCCAGTCTCGGGATCCGGATCGTCGAAGTAGAACAGCGGAACGCTGCGGTAGTCGCCCCTGGGAGAGGGTGCCGTGAGGAGTCCGCCGATTGGCTCGGCCCCGTTCTCCTGGAGCCAGAGCAGCACGCTCATGAGGCCCTTGAGCAGCGGCTCCCCGGTCGCCCTCTTCAGTCGGGCGAGGTTCTGATCCCGTTCCATGAAATCGCCGGTGAATTCTAGGAGGCTACCCGTCTTGTCCCAGAAGAAGCCAGATGTGGCGAAGAGGCCGCCGAAGACGGGCATGTCAAAGATGGAGGATTCGCCCACGCCGCCCTCGGACTCGGGCTTCCTGAAGAATCCGCTGAGCAAGGGGATGTCCCGCCACCGGGGGTCCCCACCATCTTCCTGCGGCCCGTACTGGGCCAGGTTCGTCGGCTGGGTCGCCAGGATCCGCTGGTAGTAGGCGTCGCTTCCGATGCGTTGCCCTGGCGGCAGCGCGTACTCCGCCGCCGTAATCTCCCGCAACTGCCGGTCGAGGGTGTACGGCTGGCCCGCTGGATAGTCCGGCTGCACCGACAGGCGGGCGGCCTCGTTGTTGGCGGCGGCGGCCAGCCGCGAGTTCACTGAGATCTGGCGCATCCGTTCCTGGTTGACCATCGCCTCCCGGGACCGACCGTTCTCTCGCTGCTGGATGAATTGCAGCTGCTGCGCCCTCAGCTGTGCCGAGCGCGCAGTATGGAGGCGAGCGTTGTTGACGTTGCTGATCCCCCCGATGGAGAGGGCTTCTCTCCGGGACTCCTGCTGCTCAGTAGCGCGGCGAGCCACCCGGTCCGATACCTGGCGCATCGCCAGCTGGGGAGTGGCGAAGCGCCATGCGCGGGGGAGGCGGGCCACCTAGAACGCCCTCCCGCCTGCCGCCCGTCCGGCCCTCGGCATGAGCTTGTCGATAGCCGCCGCGTACTGGGAGCCGCTTCCGCCTGCCGCCTCAAGACTGTTGATCAGCAGATCGAAGTCGTCACTGCTGAGACGGTTGAGTTCCTGGAGTGAAACCTGGTACGGGTTGTACGCCCGGAGGATGCCCGGCGAACTGCCGACGGCCTCGTCCGGCAACTGGTTCAGGTTCACCATGCCGAGGAAAGGGTTAGCTGTCCGCGTCCCGGCGTTCTTCATCCGGGCCACCCGCCTCAGGATCGCCGGGTAGTCCCTCTCACCTTCCGCCAGACCGCGAGAGAGGTTGGAGTACTGGATGGCGTTCTCTGGACCCCGGTTCCGCAGGGCGAGATCGAGGACGCTGAGGCCAGACTGCTGCTCGGCGATGTCCCTCTGGACTTTTTGTCCGGCTAGGTCTACATCGAATCCAGCAAAGCCGAGTTCCCGTTGGAGCGCCTGGGCGTCGCGCTGCAACTGGGTGTTCGCCGCCAGTTCAAGGGCCTGGAGTTCAAGTAGGTCGTTGTAGTAGCCACCAGCCGCGTCGAATGCGCCCCCGGTGTCGGTAGTCGTCGTAGTCGTAGTCGTATCGTCGGTGGTGTCGTCGGTGGTGTCGTCGGTGGTGTCGTCGGTCTTCCCAAGCGCATCCCGGATCTGCTGGCGCGTTGTCTCGACGGTCTTGTTGCTGATCGGGGTCCGGTGCCAGTAGTCTCCCCGTCCGGGCGCGGAGAACTGCTCAACCTGGTAGAGGACGTTCGGGTCGGTGCCGATGTGGGCACTACCCCACTCTTGATACGTTTTAACCACCTTGAACCCGGCTTCGTCCGCATGCTCCCCTCCGACATGCTGGAAGGTCCGGCCTGGATCCGGTTCAAAGGTGGGATCTAGGGCTGCGGCGGCAGGTGCGGACCAGCCGCTCTGTTCGGAAACTCCGACTTGCTGCTCTGCGGCCAGGGCCGCCATGAGGACATTGTGGCCCTCCTGGCCGGTCAGGCCCTTGGCGATATGCTCACCACTGTCGGTGTTGTAGTAGTTCCCGGTTTCCGGGTCTCTGATGATTGCCATTACGCCGTCTCCGTTGTTGCTACCGTTTCGGGTTCGTCAGCGCCAGAGAACGCGGCCTCTTTTGCCTCGGAGTAGACCTGCTGGAAGTCAATTGGAATGCGCTCGGCGGGCTGGGCCGTGTACGCCGAGCCGGTGTACTCGGACACCGTGGCGAACGGGCCGCCGGGCTGCTTGCCCCGGGTGTAGGTCTGGCCGGGTGCGATGGCGTACCCGATGTTGTCGGTGCGGTACTGGGCTGCGGTCGCCGTCAGCTGCGCTGCGTAGCCCTCGCGGGCGATGATGTCCCGCCGGTCCTGGAGATCGCGCTGGAGTACCCGGTCGAACTCGTTCTCCTGGGCATTGAAGTCCCGGATCCGCTGCTGTTCGCGGGCCAACTCCGCCTTGTCGTAGATCTCCCAAACGCCATCGATGGCGGTCTGGGCCGACTCGACCGAGTACTGCTTGTCCTTCGCCCCGTTGAGGATCGACGCTACCACATCGCCCACTTCGCTGAGGTTGCCGCCGGTGATCGTGGCGATCTGCTGAGGCTCTAGGCCCACCGCGCTGGGCGAACTGTAGATCTGGAGGGCGCGACCGTCGTTGAAGACGAACATGTCCGGGATGACCTCGCCCCCGAACTGCATCGGGGACATCTCTCCGAGGGGGTAGGCGGCGGACGCGATCTCGAACGCGGACGGGCCGCTGCCTACTCCACCGCCGCCACCACCGATGGCGTTGCGCGCACCCCCGGTCAGGTCCCAGTCAATCGCCCCGTCCGGCTGGAAGCCGTCCTCCAACGCCGTCGTGCCATCCATGTAATAGATGTCTGCGGTGGAGTAGGCAACGTCGGCCCGGTCCGGTGAGCGCACGATGTACCCGCCGCCCACCTGCTCCGCCGAACTGCCGAACGGGAAGGCCTCGGTGTCGGTGACGTCGATCTCCCCGGTCCGCCGCTCCCCTCGCTCGGGGTAATCCCTCCCGCTGGAGTAGTCCGCCTCGTGGCCGCCGGTGTACACCGGGATGATATTGGATCCTCGAAGCTCGTTCTCTGCCGCCACCTCGGAGTAGGGCCGCTCCGCCTCGCCGGGCTCCATGACGCCCTGCCAGGTGGAGCCAGCGACCTTCCGCCAGCCAGCCGTGCCGGGGACATACCGCGCCGGGTAGTTGACCGTGCTGCCGTCTTCCTGGATGGAGGAGTAGCCCGGCTCGACCTGCCCGGGCGACCACTCGTAGGTGCTTTGCTCGAACCGCCCGTCGCCCATGTCCACCTTGACGGTGACGTTGCCGGTGTTCGGGTCCTCAGTCGTGAGGTAGGTGCCCGGTGGCGCCTGGAACGGAGGGATGTCGCCGGACTGCAGGTTGAGCGGCACTCCCCGCAGATTGTCGACGCCACTGGTCACCTGGCCCGGGCGCGACGCCCCCATCCCCCGCGACTCCTCAATTCTGCCGACGTGGGGGGCGAAGCTGCCGGGGTCCGGCCCCATGTCCACCGGCCCCTCGTAGGGCGCAGGCAAGTTCCACACGCTGCGCCGACGGGTGCGCTCCACCGCAGGGGTGGCGGCTGGTGCCGGTGCCTCGGGCATGGCGGCGGGGGCGGAGGCCACGGGCGTCGGTGACGGGCTGGGGGTGGCGGTGGCCGCCGGTCCCGCCATCGCCTCCGGTGTCGCCGTCGCGTCGATCAGCGGGGTGCTCTCAGCAGGCGGGGCGTCCCTGTACCCGCCCTCCAGGCGGCCCCGGAAGATGGTGCCGTTGACCACTGCCGACGCCGCTGCCTGGAGCGGCTGGCCGATCAGCGGCACGTCGCCGAGGACGCCCCCGGACGGGTTCGGAACCTCAAGCCCGTGCTTGGCAGCGAACTCTTCGATCTGCTTCTGGGCCTCCGCTGCAAGGGTCGGGTGCAGAGCGAACCTCGCCTCGGAGAGAGCATCGACCATCTGCTGGAGTTGCACTCGTGGGTCCATTAGTACGTCGCTCCGTTAGTGGGCGGCACCGGCGGCGGCCCGGCGGCGGCCAGCGGGTCGGTCGGCGGCATCGGGGGTGCCGCCGGGGCCGGGGCGGCAGGAGGGAGTTCCGCCCCGACCTCCGGTAGCACCATCTTGGGGTCCTCGGGGTATCCCTGTCCGGCGAGTATCCTCTCCATCTCGGACCGGTATCGACCGGCCTCCTCTGCGCCCAGCCGGTCCTTCACATCTTTGACGCTCTTCTCTTTGTCCTGCATGTACATATCCGCCAGGTCGTCGTCCTTCATGCGGACCATCCCGAACCCGAGCAGTTCCTGACCGAACCTCTTCGCCCATCCCACACGGGACTCCATCGCCTGGGAGATCGCCTTCTGTCGTCTATCTAGAATCGTCATGGCCCGGCCATCGGTATCGGTGCGGGGACGGGGCCGCCGCCGGACGGGTCAACGCCCATCTCGCCCGGCTGGGCGAGCGGCTGTTCGATGCCTGGCCCCGGCGAGGTCGCGCCCATGTCCGGCATCTGTGGTGCCGGGCCTTCCATCGACTGCTGACCACGGGTGTCTTCGAGCGCAGCCTCGTACAGCTGGTCCACACCCGCCTCTGAGGCGGCGATCTTGTTGACCACCGACTTCACTGCCGGGGTGTCCAGGAACTCGTCCGCCGCCACTTCGTTCACGATCTCATCTGGGTTCTCGTAGCCCCAGAAGTCCTCGGCCACCCGACCGTGAGCGATACCCCGTTTGTTGCCGGTGCCCTGCCACAACTGGAGGCCCATCTGCATCCTGCCGATGTCGAAGGACATGTCTCGTGGCTCCAGCAGGCAGAGCAGGTGGTGCCAGCCCTTGAGCTTGCCCGGGTCCACCGCGTAGACAGCCTCGTTCGGGGTCGAGGACGGAGCCTCTACCCACTTGTCCACATGGAGTTCGATCTTCTCGGCGATGTCGTGTTCGTAGATGTGGAGCAGCTTCTTGCCCTGAGACGCCGCGATCTTCGACAGCGCGGTGGCGAACGGTGCCCGGGAGATCCCGAAGGCGTTCGAGATCTGGTTCCGGTCGTAGCCGGACGTTGCGCCCTCGCCGCCCTGGGCAATCGGGTTGATCCCCTGCTCGCGGGATAACTCTCCGAACAACAAGATCGTCTGGAGATTATCGGGCGAGACCTGCTCGGAGACCGACATCGGCTTGAATCCGGCCTCGATGTATGCCATCTCGCCGTGGACGAGCGGCACCGTCGCGGGCTGCCGGTTGTCCTGCGACATGGGCGGGCGGGCGGTGACATCGTCCGCAGCGAGGATGTGGTACTGGCCGACGTTCTTGACCGCCGCGATCTCTTTGATCGTGAGGTGCCGGTCGAACGCCTGGATGATCCCGTCGAGGTTTGAGACGACGCTCGGGGACTCGTTGCCGCCCTCGCCGTCAGATTCGTAGCGGGCATAGACATGGTCATACGGGTTGAAGCCCTGCCCGTGGACCCAGCGAGCCACTAGCTCACCGCCCACAAACACGTACCAGCACCAGTCGTCCGCGATCTCCCAGACCTCGCGCTGGCGGTTGTGAGCGCCGCGCTTGCCGGTCCAGTCGTCAGACTCCGATGGTGCCTGGTTATTGCTGTCCGCGATCCACGCCCCCTCCTGGCTCCCGGCCCCACCTTCGGCCTCACCACTGATCGCCGGACCGAACGGGCCGACGCTGACACCGTCGCCGCCCTTGATCCGCCCGCTCTTGTCCCCCTTCTGCGCCTGGATCCGGCAGTCGTACTCCTGCATCAGTTCGTACTCGGTCCGCCAGGTCCGCTCGACGGCCAACGTCAGCCGGTCGGTGTAGAGCGGGTAGAAGCCCTGGATCGGCACATGCCGCCAGGCGACCGGGAACCCGGCGTTCGCCAGGTATGACTTCCGGCGCTTGTCGAGCGACTTGCGCTGCTTCTTGGAGAGGGACTCTCGCTTCTTACCGTACTCGGAGTCGGCGGTCGGGATGTTGTTCCACCGGTCAGCGGCGGGGACGATCTTCTGGGCACCCTGCCCGTATGTAGCGAGGTCGCTGGCCGTCGGTCGCATGACCGCGCCCTTCGGGGCCTCATCCTCCATCGTGTGCATCGCGGCAGTGACCCACCGCTCGTGGATCGTCGAGAGTTCCCGGGCTTCCTCGGTGTTGGTCCGGGGTGGAACCTTGAACCGGTATCCGCCGTTGAGGATCCCGTCTGTGTAGCCGGTGATGGCGTTCATCACATACGGAACCTTGACCGGCTCGTCGTGGAGCGCCTTGTACTCCTCCGGGATGACCACGTTGTGGTCCCGGTACTTCAGCTTCTTCCAGCGCTTCCAGTCCCGGTCCCGCTTCTCGTTTGCCTTGAAGAGTCCCTTAACGAGATCGGCCAGTTCGCCGGTCGGGTAATAACCCTTGTACGTGGAGTCGATTCCGAGCTTTGTGTTCGGGACCTGGGGTTCTTTGTCCGCCATCTGGCTCCTATGACAAAGGCCGCCCGCTCCTTGCCAGAGCGCGACGGCCTCAAGACCTGATCGTAATCATACACCCCGCGAGTGATCCGATAGGTACTTACTGCGGCGATTGACCGTGAAGATGGCCTCGATCCGGTTCTTTTTGAACCGGATCTCCAGTCTTATTTCAGGTTTCCCCACCTGGGCCAGCCAGATGCGGGCCAGATCCGCCCGGGCCTCTTTAGGAAGCTTGGTGAGGTCGAGATCTTCGGCGGTGGTCCCAGAATGGAATCTCATCGCCTTTCCTTCGGGGTTTGCCAAGCTGAACCTTTGCTACTGTGCCCCGGGTGCGCTCCCGGGCGACTGGCCCCCAGTGGTCCCAGAGTCCGTATGTGGCCGCCTTGATCGCATCGTTGTTCAAGTCAATCGGCTGCTCTGAGACCACCGTCCCGTCCGACAGCGTTTTATACACATGCCGCCCGTACTCAATAATGATAGGCCCACAGTGCCTCTGAAGAAACATGATCTTCGGATCTCCCTCTTCTGCCAGGAGGCAGTTCCGGTGCCGGTCGTAGCCGCTGACGATGGCGATCTTGGTCGCCCTTCCGGGGACACCTGGCAGGTTCTCTGACCAGATCTGCCAGTAGCTGGATCCGGCAGCGTTCCGGTTCCGGCCCGCGATGTCCATTACGAAGTAGTGGACCAGCGGCCACCAGAACCGCTTCCTGCACTCGTCGATGACCTGCTGGCAGGTCCGCTCACGCATGTAAACGATGTCTATCACCCAGGCGGTGCGGCCCGCGAACTGGACGGCCAAGACCGCATGAGGGTGAGCGATGCCGGGGTCGATCCAGATCTCCACCGGGCGGTTCATGTCGAGGCCCGGCCCCCACGGCGGCTCTCCGCAGTTGCGCTCGATGGTGAACTCCTTCAGGACCCGGTGCGCGGGCTTCGTTCGGATCCCGGCGTACTTCTCCTCAAACACCCCTGCCGGTAGGATCCGCTTCTGTCTCTGGATCTCTGGGTCGTTGATCCCCTCCGGGTAGATCACCCGATTGGCCCAGGACGGGAGCGCGATGGTGACGGCATCGCCGTCATAGAACTCCCCGAACCCGGCGGCGTTGTCGGTGTGGAAGTCCGCGTACCAGCCAACGGACCCCTCAAGCGTCCCACTGAAGAACAGCAGCGCCCGGCGCTCCGAGGTCCGACCCACCAGCTGGAAGTACGCATCAACCGACTGCTGCGCGGCCTCGACCATGTAGATGCCGTCCGGCGCTACCGACCCCAGCCTCTCTGGGTGGCGGGCGGATTTGGTGACGACGCGGATCGGCTCCCCCTGATGGCTGAGGTTGAGAACCAGTTCGTTGGAATCGTCCCGACGGGTCGTGTGGGAGTGGTGGAGTTCGGATTTGATGGCCCACTGGACCAGGTAGTAGTACTCCGCATCGGCCAGATCGTAAGACGGGCCGACGATCCACCAGAGACGGCCTTGCAGCACCCTCGCCCAGAGGTGGGCGGCGGTGACGAAGCTCTTACCGGCCCTCCACCCGCCGGTGACCTGAATCAGGCGGGACTGCTCGAAGTAGATTTCCGCCTGCTCGTCGCTGAGGAAGATCCCCAGCGCATCGAGCGTCTGCCGCAACTGAAAAGGCGGCGGCGGCTGATAGTGGGCCGTGGCGGTGGTGACCATGCGTCAATCGTACACCGGCCAGACCACGCCATCGCACCGTGGGAAGAGGACGGTCACTTGCTGTCCCCCTCGTCCGTGAGGCCCGTCCGGGTGGCGAAGAAGCCAACCAAACATCTCGGGTGTGAGGTCGATAACTCGACCGTGATATGCCGGGTTCGGATGTCGGTCACCGGCAGCCATCGCGTCAACGATGTCCACCCAGAGAGCGTGACCCGTCTCGTGAGAGACGACGAGCGCTCGACGGCCAATCCAAGATGCATCGACCATCGCTTCGTGAAGCGCAGCCAGATGACCGCGCTTCTCAATCTCCCAGCCCTCTGGTAGCTGACCCCAGTTTTTACGAAGCTCAACGGTTTCCTCCCACGGGTAGTAGGAGTGCCCGACATGGGTCGCCTTGCCCTGAAGAACGTCGAACTCGCAGCCCTTGGGAGCCACGATGTGGTTCGGGGCGATAGACAAAGCCCCCGTCTCGCGTGTGGCGAAACCGAGGGCGATCAGGAGGGCGATCAGGATGATCACCCACCGGCACAGGGGATTCTTTAGTGGTTTGATAAGGATCTCTCCTGGTTGGACGGCATAGTGAAAAGGTGCCACGCCTCTCGGCCTGCGAAGCCGATGGGAACCGTTCGCAGCGGTCCCCGGTGGCCGTCTCCATACGGAGGCCAGCCCGAGCGCGACACCTCATCGCGGTAAGACTACCACGTCTTTAGGTCGTGAGCCTTCTCCGGTGGTGGTTTGTTATTGCGAAGCTCGGCAGAGGACCGGAAGACGACCCCGCACACCCAGCAACACCAGAAGCTCATCAGGTTGCCCTCGCCACGGGCGACGGCTTTGTCCCGCTCGTTCTTGGGGGAACGGACCGCGTTGTCCTCCCGGTCAATGATGGCCCCGAATGGCAGCGGGGTGTGCATCTTCTCCGGGTCGCCGTCGGGGTCGTTCCGGTGTCCGAGGTTCGGACACCTGTTCTCAATTGCCATTCTTGTGGCTCCTTGCTATGTGCTGCCGGACTCCGGTCTCGGTTTTGAAATATCTCTTGCACTCCACACAGATGAAGTCGCTGTCGTGTGAGGACTGACCGTAGACGCTGTCTCTCCAGACCCTCCAGAGAAAGGGGGTCGGGGGTCGTTTCACATCCATCGGACGAACCCACCAGCGCCTCACAGATTTCGCCCCTGTGCTACATTCTCCAAGTATTTGCGGTATGCCTTCATGCCCTTACCCCTCAAGAACTGCGATACGGTGACGCCCTCTACCCTAGATGCCCGCCAGAGGGAGGCATCCTGCGCGGTTGTGCTGGGTTCAACCACAGTCTCAAATAACGTGGGGTGAAGCTCGTGCCTCCATGCGTTGATGTCGCGCTGCCGCCTAACGCCGCCTTTACTGACGCCCACACATTGGAACCCCATCGCGGTCCAGAAGAAATTAGCGTCAATGTCTGAACCGCAACGCAGGGTAATCGCCGTGCTTCCTGCGGCCCCGCATAGTTGGGTTAGGAACCTTACGATGTCGGCTCCGTGTTGCGCCCGCCTAGCGTCGTACTGGATACACGCTTGATGAATCTTGCAGTCGTTCTCGAATGAGCCGTGGTAGATGTAGCCAGCGGGAGCGCCGTTAACCTCAGCCAATAGGATGCGGGCATTTGGCACCTCTCGCTCAAAGACGGTCATAGGATAGAACGACAACTCCTCCGCGTTCTGCCGCTGAAGCTTGTTGATGTAACTTAAATCTTCTATCTGCGCCACTCGGATAGTGGTGTTCATATCAGTGTCCCTTCCGGCTTCCCGGCAGGCCACCGCTAACGGTCGGCGTTGGGGTTGTGTCGGGATCGGCTGGGACTGCCGCGCCAGTCATGACTCGCCTCGTTCGATAGCGCGATATCGCAAGGCAGCGAGGGCTGCACGTCTTGCGCCCCCGCCCAGGCACCTGGGATATCGGCCCCCGGCATATTACGCATGTGTGCCGCACCGCCTGCGTGCCAACCGGCATGGGCCGCACCTTATGCCCGACGCGCATGGGAACAGTCCCGGCAGAGTTCGGTCGCTCCCGCTTCAAAGCGCCCATGCGACAAATCCCCAGACGGCCAGGACCAGCAGGGCCAGCCCGAGGATTCCGGCCACGGTGTCCCAGGTGTTGTGCGTCGGTTTGGGCCTGTACCACCACAGCCACTGAGGGGGCGGCCTTCGCCACTGGCGCAGAACTCCATCGTAGTCGGGGTTCGCACGAGGAAGACCCCTGGGGTACTCGCCGCCGTAATCGCTCACGTCTAGGCCCCCTCTGGGGCTAGGGTTACGGTGGCGTAGGTTCGGACAACGTCTATCGCCCCGCGCAGACGCTCGATGCGCTGGGCGTAGTGTTGGATAAGAGCGGTGTCCGTATCTCGGGTCTCGTGGTACATCTTCGTAGCCTTCCCCAGATCCAGGTACATCCGCTCTAGGTCTATGCTCAATTCCATAACCAATCTCCTGTCGCACTATTCGCACTATTCGCAGTATTCAAAGTCCCGGAGAGTATCGTCCAAACCGTCCAACCGTCCATCAAGCAGGCTGGAGAGACGATTGACGAGGTAGACCCGAGGTGCCGGGAGGGGGTCTGCACCACATGAAAAGCAGCCCCCTCCCGACTCACTCTGGTTGGGACGACTCGTCCTCGACGAACATCTCCTCAAAAATGTCCTTCAATAGCCTCCCGTCAGCGGGTACGTCTGCTTCCATGCCCATGCGTTCTGCCAACACCCGATCAGTGGACTGGAGAGATGCCACCAGCGAGATGATCTGGTCCACCTCCAGTCCAGCCTCATTGATTCGCTGGGTGTGGGCGTCCACCATCTCGGTCAGGGCGGTGATGAGTTCGTCCAGACGGGCAATATCCTGACGCAGTGTCCCCACCGCGTCCTTGAACTCTTCCCGGTACTGTTCAATGCAGGTCATCGACGAGTGCAGGAACGGGTTACCCATCGGACGATACTCTCCGGGACAGCGCCGCTATCGCCGCTACCACGTCCCTCAGCACCTGCGTCTGGTCCCGAGTCGCCTGTACCTGCGCCGCCTGCATAGACAGTTGATCGAACGACCACCGCGCCGACTCCGGGTTGTCAAGCGCCATGTAGAGGGAGTCCATGATGTCCTCGTCCAGTTCGATCGCTGGCACGTCCTGGCCTCGCTTGCTGTAGTCCTTCTCAACCGCCATCACGGGTGGTGCCTGGGGCAGAAGGCCAGGGCCAAGACGTAGCCTCGGCGCGTGCGGCTGGCCGGTGCGTTCGCTGGCAGTAGCCATCCCTCGTAGCGCATATACTCACCCTCCATGTTCAGTCCCTTCATTGGGGTTCTCGTCACGTTCAACTTCGGACTCACTCTCTTGCTGCACTTCCGGCAGTGGTAAATCATCATCGGCACTCCCGTTGCCGGTGGTGAACTCGGCGTCTTCAATCCGCTCCTCCAGGATAGCGTCCAGGTATCTCTGGCCCGGGCTGCGAGCGTCGGTGATGCGGACTTCTTTGGGTGGAGGACCGTAGACATACGCAAGCAGGAGTGTCGCCGCCGGGACCGAAGGGGCCTGTCGCGACTTCCGCTTCGATACCTTACCAGCCGCTGTACGGTAGGTCTGGACGGTCTCATATGTGCCGGTCGCCAGTTGAGCCAGGGTCTCAAGTACTTCCGGGATGTCCGGCGCGATCAGTGTCGCCAGTACCGCAGGGTCTTCAATAGAAAGGGACTCAGCGGCGTTCGCCAGCGTTTCCCGGATACGGCCAGAGACGGCCAGTTCGTCGGTCTTGCGGGCCATGTGGATTTCCTTTCCGCAAAAAAAAGAAACAAAAAAAATGTCCCCTCCCCCCTCCCCGTCCCCTCCGATCCCTCCGGAGAAAAGAGGTCGTAGACCTCCTCTCCTCCGGTCTCTACGGGGAGTCTACACCCCCCTGTCAAGCCCTGTCTTACTAGAACGCTCACGTAGACACCCGGTAGATCCCCAGATGGGGTCTACGACCCCTTTATTAAGAGGATCTAGAGGGATTAAAAGAACCCGCATTATTATGTTAAGTAGGGGTCTGGAGGTGTACCGGTCCGGCAGGGGTCTAAGCTTATAAACTGTTCGCGCCGCCGGACAGGGGCCGGGGGGGCGCTCGGGCAGGCGCGAGACAGGAAGATCTTCTGCTAAACAGGCCGCCGACCCCCCTGCCCACAGGGGTAGGCACCGCTCCCACCAGACCTGGACTCGACCCTCGTCGGCGGGGGGATACAGGGTCCACGTCCCACAATCACCATTGTGAGCCGTCTGCGCCCCGGTGGGGGGGTCTACGCCTCCAAACCGGCCCTGGCGGCCCGCTGCGCGGCCCAGCCGCCCCTAGCGCTGGATTCTAGGTCCAGCCCCCCCCCGGGGCCTCCGCTGGCCCGGTCCGGGGACACCACCGGCCCTGGACTCCCGCCGGGGACCCGTAGGTCTACGTAGGTCTACGTAGGTCCACGTGGGTCCACGTGGGCCTAGAGTTGTGG